AAAAAAGATTGATTCAAAAGAAATTGATGGAGTTAAATTTATTAAAATAAAACAATGAAAACCCACGAAGAGAAACAAGAAGAACAGAAAGCAGAGAGAATAATGAAGCTTAAAGTATTCTACTTAGGAATGATAGCGGGTGTGTGTTTAACTATAGTAATGATATTAATTAACAAGTAATGAAAAGAGAGATAAAATTTAGAGCGTGGGATGAAGTAAGGATGAAGATGAAGTGCAAATTTACACTTGAGACATTTACATCACTACCATCTAGAAAAGAGATTCATAACTGGGAGATAATGCAATTTACAGGCTTAAAAGACAAAAACGGAGTTGAGATTTATGAAGGGGATGTTTTGCAGAACCCACAAGGCAAAAAAGGATTTATAAAGTTTGAGGATTGCGGATTTGTTCTTGAATCAAAGAGAGATGAAACAACTATTTGGACAACAACAATAGATAAAGGATTTTTAAAAAACAAAACGGTAATAGGAAACATTCACGAAAACCCAGAGTTATTATGAAAAAAGAAAACCTATTAATACTATTCATATTTAGCCTACTAATAACAGGTATGGCATTAGAAAAGCAATACCCTACTAAACAGTTATCTTTTAAAATTGATGATAAGTGCCCTAAGAACGTTTTAGAGCCATCAAAAGATAGTTCTGGTACATTGGTATCACTAAAGAGATTTAAAACCTTTACAATTAATGAAAAGAGAAAGGCAATAAGTGATAAATTAAGAAAGATATGAGAATAGAACTAGAAAGTGGAAACCCAGAGGTAAAAAGCGTTATTATTCATGATGAAACTGAAAGGGATTTAAGATTGATTTTAAAGGACTGTGATGAGTCAATAACATGGAGATTCAAAACAACATCAAAAGAAAACATTCACAATTCAATAAGAAAGGCAGAACGAATAATTGTAGCCGTTGAACACTTGCAACAGCAATTGATTGATAAGTTATAACGAGGTCGTGTAACAGGTCGTTTTAATGCCTTTTACATATTGTTAGCATTATGTACGGATTAATATTGAAAAAATGAAAAGACTATTAAATAAAGTAGAAAAAACACGAACTGAATACGAATGTGCTTGTGAGAAATTAGAAGAAAAAATAAGGGAGGTTTGCGAATTTAACGCAAGACTTACTTGGTGTGCAGGTGATGGGCACTTAGTATTAAATGAAGAAACTTCTTCCTTGGCAGGTTTAGGGTGTTTAAGTGGTAGAAGTAATCAAAATAAACTTACAGAAAAAGAGCATTTAGAGTGGAGCATTTAGTATTAATGCTAACTGATAAGAATATGAGTAGTGGGGTATTCTAGAAAGATGCTAAGGATGAAGACAGCTAAGAGTATGGATTACTGCCCATACCTCCTAAGTATTGCGCCCCATTACTTATATTTATTGTTGTGCGTATGTACTTGTATTACGACACAACGGTTTGGCTATGCACCGTTTTAATGGTGTATAGGTGGTGTTGTAAGTAGTACGGAAATATAAAATAAAATAAGATGACTGATAAAATAGAAGAATTAAAAACCGCTTTAAGAAATGAACTCAAAAAAGAGTTAAGCGATGAAACAGTAAAAGTAACCTTTACTTTAAACAGTTACGGTTTTTTTACGCAAATAGAAGAAAGAACTGCTGAAAGTTTAAGAGATGAGAATGTAAGTATGCGAAACCTTAAAGGTGAATGGATAAAGTAGTATTACTTACAACACCTAAATAAAGTTATGTACGTTGCGCAGCAATGGACTTTATTTAGAGTTATCAATATTTAAAAACAATAACGGGAGGTTAGAAGGGCAATATTATAAACAACTCGCGAACCTTGGCGGCGAATCGGGTTTACCTCCCGTTTTAATTAAAAAGATTATGACAGTATATTTATTACAACACAAAGAAACAATGCTAATATTAGGTTGTTTTCAGACAGAGGAAAAAGCAATAAAATATCTAAACGGCTCTGAAAATGTAGCTATAAAAAAACTAGAAGTATTATGAAGACAGTAAGAACATTAAAACACAGAAAAACAACCGGGAGAAGTTTAACCGACACAAGACAATTAACTTGGTTGCAGAAACAAAGAAGCGAAGAAATTAAAAGCATGACAATAGAGTACAACAATAGATTTGAAGGTAGGCCTATTTTTAGCTGTTCTCAGGTACTTTTAATTCTTTATGGTATGTCAGAGCACCAATACTTAACAAGAGAGCTAATAAAGAGAGAGTATAAACAGTTCTTTTTTAAAGGTGGTAGATATAAAAACTATGTGAGAGTATGAGAAAACATACTAAAATCTACCTAGACCACTACGGATATGATGAAACTGATTTTATACCGTGTGAGATATGCGGAGCTAAAGCGGTGGATATACACCACATAGAGGCTAAAGGAATGGGAGGTAGTAAAACAAAGGACTACATTTAAAACTTAATAGCAGTATGTAGATATTGTCACGTTAAATGTCATTCAAATAAAGAGTTTAATAATAGAGCAAAAGAAATACACTTAAATAATTTATGAATTTAATAAGTATAAAACCCTTAAGCGTTAACCAAGTTTGGCAGGGTAAAAGATTCAAGACACAAAAGTATAAATCTTATGAGAAAGAAGTTCTTTTATTACTCCCAATGATTAAGATACCAGAGCCACCATACAAGGTTTATTATGAGTTTGGTATGAGTTCTAGCCTGTCAGATTGGGACAACCCTATAAAACCGTTTCAGGACATTCTACAGAAGAGATATGGGATAGATGATAGAGATATCTATGAAGCTAACGTAAAGAAGGTAAAAACAATTAAAGGCCAAGAGTATATTAAGTTTGATATTATAGGATTATAACGAATAAGAAAACTAAAGGAAAAACTTTAACCCTACAACCATAGTAAACGTTGATAAGTTGAATTTTATTTGAAAATAAACGCATAATAACATTGTATATCAAAAGTAATGCATTATATTTGTTGTAAAGAAACGAACTAAAAAATCAGAAATTATGGAAACTATCAAAATTGAATCATTAAATAATGTAGAATTAACAATCCAAGATATTAATAATCAGTTAAAATCTCTTTTACCTTTTAATAACGGTAGCTTAAACATTAAGCAAAAAATTGATGAATTACTAGAGGCTAAAAGAAAATTAAACAAACAGTAAACATGAGTAAAGTACCATACCAAATAAGAATAGAAGAAGACCTTTTAGACAAGGTTAAGAAATCAGCAAATGACAATGAGCGAACAGTAGCCGCTGAAATTAGATACTTACTTAAACAGGCTTTAAAGAAATGAAAGTACTCGAGTTGTTTGCAGGGTCAAGATCAATAGGAACTGAAGCGGAAAGACAAGGGCATAGAGTTTGCTCTATAGATGTTAAGCCGTTTGAAGGAATAAATATTGTTATGGATTGTGAAGATATAACTTTAAAAGATTTACCGTTTATTCCAGATATGTTTTGGAGTGGAACTCCTTGTACTACATACTCTCTTGCAGCAATATCTCACCACAGGAATATAGATAGAACACCTAAGACTGATTTTGCAGCAAAATGTGATAGAATGAATATTAATAACCTAAAACTTCTAAAAGAGTTATTAGAAATAAACCCAAAATTAATATGGTACATAGAGAATCCTAGAGCTGTTCTTAGAAAAATGGATTTCATGAAGGGTCTTCCGGTTAAAACAATTACATATTGTTCTTATGGTGATATAGCAAACAAGCCTACTGATATTTTTAGTAACAATCATTGGAATCCATTATTCAACCCTCAGGGATGGGAAGCCAAACCAATGTGTCCTAGGTACAAATATGATTTAGAAGGAAATGTTATAAATAAGCACTGTCACCACGAACCTGCACAGTCAGGAAGCTCAACAGGGACACAAGGGAAAAAGGATAATTATGAAAGATCTAAATACCCAGAACTACTTTGTAAAGAAATTATAGAGGTGACTGCAAAAAAAATATCCAATAGTGTACAGCTAGAAATAACTTAAGGAATTAAAGCAATAACCAAAACAACTAAAGAACGAATAAGAAAACTAAAAAATAATTAAAAATTAATCAATAACTAAAAAGTTTAGTTATATTTGTATTGAAGGTACTCCGCAAGAGTCGCAAGTAGTTACACGTTCTAGCCTTCATTCTTTATTAATAACGTGTAAAAAAACGTAACATTATGGAACTTAAACAAGTTTACCACCCATACAACCTATGGGAAGACCACAAACACGGATTCTACAATAACATATCAGGAGGTAATAAAACTCTTATGATATCGCAAGTCGTAGAATTATTCTCCCACCCTTCAAATACAAATCTATACATGAATAGAGTATTGAAGGAGTGGCCAAACTCAATTGAGCATAACTTTACTAATCCAGCAATGAATAAGGTTGCTTATTTAGGACAGGCCGCTTGTTGTTTGTTTGCTAATATACCTAGTACTGTAACTATGGAGGCATGGCATCAAGTTCCTGAGAATTACAGAGAGATAGCTAACCAATTAGCAGAAGATTGTATTGATAAATGGATTAAAAATTACGAGTTATGCCAAAAATAGGATTAGGATTAAATGTTTATGAAGCAGCAAAAGAGCGTATAAAATATACTTTTGATAACTTTGAAAAAATATCTGTTTCATTTTCAGCAGGTAAAGACTCAACAGTAATGCTTCACATGGTAATGGATGAAGCTATAGAGAGAAATCAAAAAGTAGGTGTTTTATTAATTGATTTAGAAGGCCAATATAAACTTACAATAGATCATGCTAAAGAGTGTTTTAAAATGTATGAAGATTACATAGATTTATATTGGGTTTGTCTTCCTATACATTTAAGAAATGCAGTCAGTAATTTTGAGCCATTTTGGAAATGTTGGGATTCTGAAGTAAAAAAGGATTGGATAAGACAACCACCAAAAGATGCTATAACAGATTTAGATTACTTTCCTTTTTTTACTGATGGAATGGAGTTTGAGGAGTTTGTACCTGAGTTTGGAGAATGGTATGCTGAAGGTAAAACTTGCGCTACATTTGTAGGTATAAGAACAGATGAAAGCCTTAATAGATTTAGGACGATAGCAAGCACATCAAAGGTTACATTTGACAACAAGCAATGGACAACACAAGTAACAGAGAATAGTTATAACGTTTACCCGGTTTACGATTGGAGAACTGAAGATATTTGGATTTACCACTACAAAAACCCAAACAAAAGACATAATGAGCTTTATGATATGATGCATAAGGCAGGTTTAACAATACATCAACAGAGAATATGTCAACCTTATGGAGATGACCAAAGAAGAGGTCTTCATTTGTTTCATATAATAGAACCTGAGACTTGGGCGAAAGTTGTTGCTAGAGTTAACGGTGCAAATAGTGGGGCTTTGTATGTGCAAAACACTGGTAATATAACAGGTTATGGAAAGATAACATTACCACCTAACCATACATGGGAGAGTTTTAGTAGAATGATACTTGATACTTTACCACCTCAAACAAAAGAACATTATCTAAATAAAATATTCACATACATTAAGTGGTGGAAAGAAAGAGGGTATATTGATGGAATACCAGACGAAGTTCCTTCTGTATTAGAAGCGAAAAAGAAAGCCCCTTCATGGAGAAGGATTTGTAAGTCATTATTAAGAAATGATTATTGGTGTAAAGGATTAGGTTTCACTCAACATAAAACAGCAGCTTACAAAAAGTATTTAGAACTAAAAAAGAAACAAAGAGAATTAGCAAAATTTAAATAATTAGAAAGATGGATTTATTTGATTTAATACAAAATGAAGAAAGTAAAGGTTTGAACTTTGAAACCCTTGACAAGTTTAAGCAAATTATAGAAGAAGTTAAAGACTATAACTTGCACGATAAAGTTTTAATTCTTAACGAGTTTAAAAAGTTAATGCATGAAATAAGCCCCTTTAATACTGAGCCAGTTGATTGTGTTTTATGGGTTAAAAATGACACTGTAGCAGCTAACGACTACAATCCTAACGCGGTTGCACCTCCTGAAATGGAACTTCTAAGGCTTTCAATTTCAAATGATGGATATACTCAACCTATTGTTAGTATGGATAATGGAGACGATACAAGGGAGGTTATAGACGGGTTCCATAGAAATAGGGTAGGCAAAGAATGTGAGGACATACAAAAAAGAGTTCACGGTTATTTACCTGTTGTAACGATTAGAGAAAGTCAACTAGGAAAGGGAGATAGAATAGCTTCAACAATTAGACATAACAGAGCTAGAGGCAAACATAGAGTTGAGGCAATGAGTGATATTGTTTTAGACCTTAAAAAAAGAAATTGGAATGACAAAAAGATAGCTAAAGAGTTGGGTATGGATGCAGATGAAGTTTTAAGATTAGGTCAGATAACAGGATTAGCCGAGTTGTTTGCGGATAAAGAGTTTAACGAAGCATGGAAGGCAGAAACATATCAAGAAAATGAAACAATTGATTGAAGATAATTATAAAGTAACTATAAAGAGGGGTTTAATCAGCCCCTCTACTACTGTTCAAGATTTTATAGATAAAATTTATGAGGAAGTTGATGAGTTACAAAATGAAATTGATACCGGAAAGACTTACAATTTTGATAAGTTGAAATATGAATTAGCTGATGTAATTTTAACTTGTTTAAATATGTCTAAACATTTTAATATAGATATAGAACAACAAATGAAGTCAAACGTAAGAAGGAATAAATTTAGAATACCAAAACAATAATAGAAACTAAAGCACCACCAAGTCCAACAGATAATAAAGTTCTTTGCCTTCTAAGCTTAGTTACTTCGTTTCTAGCCTGAGATAAAACCCCTTGATGCAGGTTCTCTTGCGTTTGTTTCTCTTCAATAACTTGCCTAAGTAGTTTAATTTCTTCTTCATTATCTTTTTGGTCTGACTTGCAAAGATAGTAAAGCTCTGTTGATTTAGATAGATGTTCTACAGTTTTAACGTCTAAACAAATTGTGTCGTTTATCAATGTGTCTGATACGGTTGCGTAGTTCGTCTTTGGATATATCAATATAAATAGAATCAATAACTTTAACACTGTCTTTTCTTTCATTTCTTTTAGTTTGAAGGTCATTAATAAGGTTAACAAGGCTATCTTGTCTTTTAATAGATGCTTTAACCTCTCTCAAGTAGTAAGGGTTTTCTATTGGCTTAGGTTTAACTAATAGATAGATAACCACCATTACAAGGATTATGTTGATTATGTTATAGGTTTTCATACTGTAACTACTTCTAGTTCTGTAATATCAAATTCAAGCACCTTAGACATGGCCTTTTTACTTGAAACATTATCTATCAAACCATCCTTATTAACATCTTTCTGGTCAGTTCCAACTAATATGCAACCTAAAGTATGATAATAGTAATTACCGGGATGAATTAAGATGGCACTTCTTCCGGGAACATCTCTAACCCAAAACGTTTTACCAAACTTAGGTGATGTATGTCTTGTGACTCTGTAGGTTCCTTCTGGAATACATGACTTTCTAACCTCATTATTTTCTATACCATCATTGTTTAAATCTGGTAGCTCTAAGGTAAAGCAAGAGAAGTCACCCACCTGAAGCTCTCCTAATGTTTGTTTATCATCTTTAAATTTTCTAAATAAAATTGCTTTCATGCTTGCAAGTTAACAAATAATGAGTACATTGCAGTATTGAAAGTGGAATTTCAAAACGATTTTATAGTTTACAGCAAATTAGCGGGCTCCTTTTCCACTTTCGGGGCTTGCTTTTTTGCGCTTTATATTAGGTTATGTACGAAAGATTTAGACAGTTTAAAACTATAGATACTTATAAACTTCCCAATTGTGTTAGGTCTATGTTGTTTAAAGCAAATATAAAAGATAGATATATTAAGTACTTAGTTAGTTTTGAACCTAAGACTGATGACGAAGTTATAAATGATTTGATATTTAAGAAAAATAAATAGGTTATGCGAAGTAATGATTTAAGAATAGGTAATTTAGTTAAGCTTTACAGAAAACCAACAGATAAAGAAATGTCTGTTCACCAGGTTAAGTGTGTAGGAGACTATGTTCAAATACAAGATGGGTTTGTTGTTAATGTAATGTCTGGCATTAAACCAATACCACTAACAGAAGAGTGGTTGATTAAGTTTGGGTTATACAATAATTTAAAATTAAACTATAATAAACGTCAAGGAGTTGAGTATAGATTTAGAAAAAAAAAATTAGGCACCTATATTATTAAAAGGTATTATAATAATAGTTTGTAT